GCTTGGCATGCCCGGCGTGTCTACCAGATGTCTACCAACGCCACTTTTTGCCGCTCTTTTGTGCCATTTGGAACTGCATGTGGGGGGAATCCCTCCTTTTTCATGGCTTGCAAGGGGCGTCATACTCCCCTTTCTGTTCTACCACACTCCAAGCCTTTTGTAAAGCCTCCGAGTAGTAATATCGATATCCAACGTCACCGCGCTGGATATCTTGAACAGGAACAAGGTCATGCAAGTGGAGTCCAAAAACTATTGCATGATAGTGGGGCCGAAAAGTGGCCGAGCCATACTCACCGCACATGAAATACCGGATATGGTCATCCGGGAAGGCTTTCCGAAGGCGCTTCCAGAAAAGCTGCATATGACGCTTCTCAAGGCTAAGAGACTGCATCGCCTCTCCGGTCTCCGGATCAGAATACCAATGGCGGGGTACATGTTCTTCGTCATAGGTCAAAGTCAAGAAGTAGGCGGAATCGTGATACTCAAGTTCCATCATACAGCGGTTAGCCCAATCACGGGAGCGGGCTATACGGCAGCCTTCACACTTGCCGCAGGGAATCTCAACCCAGTCAAGCCAGGTCTTTTCAGCGTAAGCGGAAATCTGAGGAACATCTGACGTACAAATGCGACCTTTTCGCAATTCCAGGTGATGAACACCATAGGGAACTATCTTCATTTCGGCCTTGCCATTCTTGGTAAAACCGACTTGAAAACCCTTAAGTGGGTGAAAACATGACAAACAACTACCTCCAATCGCTACACTCTTAGAGCCGCAAGCTTTTCCGGACTCGGGGCCATGGAGGTGTCAGTGGGAACCAATATATCAAGATAGTATTGGTTCCCACGACCCTCCAATTTTCAGCCTCAGACGTTAGCGCTTTTTGCTAGCAGCCTTACCAGACCAAGTATCGCGGACAGAACCGCCAATCATCCTAGCATAATCAAAAATATTATCGCCCCAAGGAAGACCAAGCTGGTCAAGAGCTTCACGACCAGAGGCAAGTTCAGGACCGAAAGCCTGCCAAGCATTAGATGGAAAACTCTCCCTTATATCAAAATCGTGTTTAAAACCAGCTTCCTGCAAATCTTTATTCACAGAAGCATTAAAGGCGGCAATATCTTTCTGCGTCATGGACTGCACGTCATAACCGTACTTTTGCGCAGCGGCATGAATAGAAGCAGCAACCTTCTGGGCAGCGGCAGACTGGTCTGCGGCATACTTTGTACCAGCTAAATGAGCATCGGCGGTATACTTCTGAGCAGCAGCAGAAATAGTGGCTGTATTAAGCTGAGTTTGTGCCTGGAGTTCGGAAGTATATTTAGACATGGCCGTATATTTATCCGCGATAGCCTGATTAGACTGAGCAGAAACACGGGTACCCTCAAGACTTAAAAGAGAACTAAGCAAGCTCCCAAACAAGCCAGCAACAGCACCAGTAGCACTATTATCCACACTGCCCATAGCACCGGACGGGGCAGAGGAGCTAGCCGTTGCGCCAGAAGTAACAGCGGCACCGCTACCACCAGTGACAGAAAGAACGGGATTAAGGCCAGCAGCAATTAAATCACGCACCTCTCGTTGATGGGCAGTAGAGGACATCCTCTCTTGCCAATCTCTATTTTTTTGGGCCTCTTGACTGTTGTACCGACGCATAGTTTCGTACTGCGCTTCCTGCCACTCACGAAGTTTTTCAGCCTGTTGGGCGCTGGCAGCGGTATTGTTTCCGGCAATACCTTGGAGGGTACCAACTAAAGATCCGGTAGTGTTAAGTCGGTATTTATCGAGAGACCCTGGTTTCACAATAGCACCAGGAGAGACAGTAGTCAAGGCCGATTTGGCCGAATTCATCGCCATAATCTCACCTCTTAGTGATGGTCAATAAGGCCAGGGATACTATACACAGGCATAGGCCGAGTAGCCTTACACTGGATGTAGATGTCGGCAAACATTTGGTTAGACTTAGCAGAAGTAACAGCAAGTACGCGGTCAACATTGGACTTATCCTCACGAATCCACGAATCAGACAGCTTCGGGAGCTGGGTATACTCATCGGCAAGATGCCAAACATCAAGGGAAGTCGGAGCCTTAGAACGCATCTCACCAGCCACGCGGGAAGGCTTATAACGGTAATCGGCCCAAGCTTCCTGATAGCCAAAAACCTCATTATCCTGGTCGGTACCCTGGGCATAAATCTCCTTGTTAAGGATGGGCTGCTCGCCAATGTTGGCGAAGACAGGGAAATAATAGTCCAAACGGTCACGACGGGACCAAAAACGCTCAAGGCCCTGCTGATAGGTATGGTCATAGCGAGCGACCATAATACCGATCACAAAGCCATGCTCCACGAAAGACTTGATAAAGTCACCATGAACGTCAATAGTAACAGAAAAAGCGGCAGTATCGCCGAGAGGAGTGCCATTAGATTGAGTAGCCGAGGATTGAACAACCTGATTGATATTAACAGGAATACGGTTGCCGCCAAGATACTCAGGACGCTGGAGGCGAGCATCGGGAGAAGTAACGCCAAAATGAGACTTGAGAATTTCAATGTAACGCGTACCTCCTCTCGCATCCTTCTCATAAAGTTTCTGGATCTGAAAAGCCATACGCAACTGATTGATAGTAGCAGCGGAAACGGAGCCGTCATCAATCGCCCAAAGATTATTGATTACAGGAGAAGCATACTTGCCACTCAGACCCTCAACGCCAACAGCAATTTGATTGCCACTAGCATTGAAAGCCATACCAGACGATTCCAAGGGAGAGCCGCTAGGATTCATCATCTTGGCGGTGTAAGTCCGATTAAGTAAACCATCGTCAACTTTATCAGCAAGAGGAACAACGGGAAGATTGGCACCGGAAGAAAGAGGGATAGTTACGTCGGGGCCCTTCTGGGGAGCAGGCAGCGCGGAAGTGAAGTAGTCGTGGAACTTGGCGGCCTTGAAGGGCATACCGCCTTTGACAACATCGGTGATATAGTTAGTGCCGTTGGAACCTGCAAGGGTAGCGTCATCCACGGGGATGTTGAGAGGATCGGAGAGGTTTTCATCACGGAACCACTCATTCATGATGAGGGCGTAGGCGCGGAAGGGGAGGGCGTTAACAGAAAGGTTGGCAACACCAGTAGGGATGCCCATGTAGTCGGCAATCGAGCCAATAGACCAGCCACCGGAAGGGGCAGTCACCTGGGGGACAGAGTACTCGGTCTTGGGAATCCAGGCGGACTGTGTATTCTCGCCCATAAGCTCGCGCCAATGCTGCCAGACAATACGGTTAGGCACGAAGTAAAAGTAGGTATCCAGGTAAAGGTTGTCCATCATAGGGGTGAGCAAGGTCTGGAGGCGAGCCACCATGGAGGTCTTTAGCTGGAAAGTATCACCGGGAAGAACTTCATCCACATAGAAGGGGATAACGTCTCCGACGTTGAAACTGAATTTAACACTATGGTCACGCCGAAAAGTGCTACGAGCAATGTCAAGGTTAGTAGGATTAAGAGCAAATCTTGTATTTTCATTGCGAGACAAGTTAATACCTCCAGTCTGTAACGGTTGTTCAAAAGGAGGGGCCCATAGGGCCCCTCGCTCTCTGTTGTTCACACGGCCAGGGCGGCCGTGTATGCCTTGACCAAAACCTCACGGTTCAAGCCAACGTCAGGAATATAGAGTTTTAACCAGCGGGTGAGGCTGGCGCGGGGTCTGTCTCACCTTCTTTCGGGCCCGGAGAGGCCGCTGGCGGCTCACCAGCGGGTTTTCCGGTGGTGGGGGGTGTAACCATACCCATAGCCTGCAACCAGCTTTCAGAACCTGCCTGAGCGAGCCATACGTGGAATGACTGGCCGAACTTCTCTCGGGTTTCGAGGGGTAAGCTCATAAACGTCTGCTCGGCCTCTATCATGTGATTGAGCAGCCCGGCATAGGTCTGGGGCATTTCGGAGAAATCACCAAACATGCCTTGCACCTTCTGCAAGGCGCTCGCATCACCAGCGTTAAACCTGTCCATGATTTTGTGAAGGTCCACAGAATCTTTGTGAGACTGAATGAAGGCGTAAAGGTCTTCCTTACCAGATTCCTTCAGCGTCATGACACCAAAGCGGTCGAACTCAGGAGAGTAAAGAATCTTCTCGCCGCAACCAGGCTCAGAACAGTAGTGCTCCTGCTCACGATGCCAAGTCTGGAACATCAGGCATCCTCCTTCTGCATGCTGCGAAGGACCTCCGCGCCATCGGAAATGAGCTCATGGAGCTGGGCCGGAATGAGAACGCCTTTGTCAGAATCGAACTCACCAATACGGAAGAGCTGAAAATCGGAAGCGTGGGTAAAGAGCACGCCTTTGGATTCCATAATGGCGTTAGCGAAATTGCGAGCAGCGATATAGTCATTCTGCTCAGTGGTGAGACCGAAGAAAGCAGAGCGCAGATCACGAATAGCGTAAACGTTAAGCATCATTTTTATCATCCTCCAAAAAACCAGAAAGTTCAATCAAACGGATTTGCAACTCCAAAGCCAGGAACTCATAAAAATCGAGCTCCATATCGAGAGCCTGCCAAACCTTACTAGCAAGGTCAAAGCAACCAGCATCGAGATTTAGCCGGACACGGACGGTAGCACGTTCGTCATTCACATCCTGATACCTCCACGATAGATTTTAGGGTTCACGTTGATACGCTTGGAATTGACGGCAGTATGGCGAAATACCTGCCTATCCTGGGAACGCTTCATTCGTCGAGCCATGATTACAACTCCCTTCTCAAATTTTTTATACGGTTATGGAGCACGCGCTCCTGGGTCTCAAGAATTTCTTCGTAGGTCATAGTGGACTGGGCCAGCTTGGCCTTTTTGCCTTCCTCGGCAAAGTGCTTACGCTTTTCCTTGATGGCAGCCATAAGCTCTGGCTGGTCTGCATCAAACAGCTTATCAAAATACTTAGGGGGACGAATCTTGCGGCCACCATCAGGGGTGGAAATAGAGATAGTGTCATACTCCATGCACTCGGGATGGTCGTCATACCACTGGCGGCCAATACCAGGACGGCGGGACATGTCGACATACTCTGGCTGGATATTAAACGTCTGGTAGACATCAGCATCCGGGCCAGAGGCTTTCTTAAGGACATACCGGGCGACATAAGCGCATGTCTCCCAATTGACCTGGCCGACAAGGACATAACCGATAGGCTTCCGAATGCAAGGGGTGTCATACGCCCCTAGGCTTCAAAATTCAGAAGGAGGAAATTCAAATGAGAAACCTCAAGCGGGCTCTCAGCCTGGCTCTGGCGGCGATCATGCTCATCGGCATGATGGTTGTCTCCGCC